ATTAAACATACACTTGTGCAATGTTTAAAATTGTCAACTATAAGGCATTTTGAGGCATATTAGAGAAACTATATATTACACGCACGTGTGTAGGCACATTTAAAGTAAAAATAATCGCTTAAAACGCAAATAGCAAAATGAAAGCAAAACCAACTGAATTAAAAAAAATCCAAGGAACTTATCAAAAATGTAGAGATAAAAGTCCAGATTTAAAGCCATCAATTGAAATTGGCTTAGATGCGCCAGATGATTTAAACGAATGGGGGCAAAAGTTATGGGCTGAAATTTTTACCGAGTATGGTAAAGTTGGACTAATTACCAGAGTTGACTTAGGTTCGTTTCATTCTTTGTGTAGTTGGTATGGAATTTTCAGAGAAGCTGAAGACATTGTAAGGGCAAAAGGATTAGAAGTAGAAGAAGAAGTTTACAATAAAGAGGGGCAAGTAGTTGGAACTAAGACAATAACCAACCCAATGATAATGGTTATGGATAAAGCGCAAAAGAATTATTTAGCAATGGCAAAAGAGTTTGGCGTAACACCAAGCAGTCGAGCGGCATTAACCTTTGAGCCAAAAAAAGAGTCTGACCCATTTAGCGATTTTTAATTATGACAAAATACGAAAGATACATAAGCGATGTAATTAGCGGCAAGGTCAATCACGGCAAGCACATTAAAAAGCTATGCGAAAAACTTAATAGCGAATTGGTGGTAAGTGATGACTTTTATTTCGATTCGGTAGAAGCTGACCGGTACATTAAGTTTATTGAGCGATTAAGTTTGACAGAATCAAAGTGGGCGGGTAAACCATTTTTGTTGGAAGATTGGCAAGCGTTCATTATTGCAATGACTTTTGGGTGGAAGTCTAAAAGAACTAACTTAAGGCGATTTGATGAAGTTACGGTTCACGTACCAAAAAAAAATGGCAAAACAAGTTTAGCGGCTTCCATTGCAATTGCCTACGCATTTTTGGAGCAATCCGATTATGCCGGTCAAATTTATATGGCTGCCACAAATAGAGAACAAGCTAATATCTGTTTTAAGGCAGTAAAGAGAACGGTTCAATTAACACCAAACTTACAGAACTATTTTAAGGTAATGCAGTTTGCTGTAATTAGTAACCGCAACCAAACTAACATTAAGGCATTGTCAGGTGATGCGCCAAGTGTGGAAGGTTTTGGTTCATCTTTAGTAATCTTTGATGAGTACCACTTACAGAAAACAGATGAATTAAAAGAAAACTTAATAACTGGTCAAGCGGCAAGGCAAGGGGCATTATTCTTTTCAATTAGTACGGCAGGAACAGATAAAAACGCACCTTACTATACCCACATAAAAAACTGCAAAAACATTTTGAACGGATTTAGCGAAGTTGAAAGTCATTTAGTTGTTTTGTATGAATCTGACTCAGAGGATTGGCGAGATATAGAAGTGTGGAAGCAATCCAATCCAAATTATGGGGTATCGGTATTGCCAGACAAATTAGAGAAAGAATATCGAACTGCATTAGAGCAGCCAAGCAAACAACCGAGTTTTATTACTAAACACTTAAATATTTGGGCTGACTCGGCTAAAACTTGGATTGATTCTCATAAATGGGCAAGTTTGGGAATTTGCGATTCGATAGAAAACTATTATGGTCAAATAGCTTACATTGGATTAGATTTAGGTTCTACCGGTGACTTTTCAGCATTATCAATATTGATTCCAAGTCAGGACAGAAGTAAAATGAGGTGCTTTATGAAATTCTATATCCCCGAAGATATGGCAAACAAACGTACAAGGGCAGACCAATTAAATTTCAGGCAATGGGCAAGGGATGGCTATATTACTTTAACTGAGGGCAATGCGACAGACTACAATTATATTAAAAAAGATATTCTTGAGATTTGTTCAAAGTTTGAATACAAACCAATTGCTTATGATAAGGCTTTGGCTTCAATGTTTATGATTCAGTTATACAATGACTATTCTATTAACGTAGAAGCGTTTAGTCAGTCAGTAGGCTCAGTAACAGGACCGACCAAACAAATGTATGAATGGATAATGAACGAAACTTTAATCCATGATAATAATCCAGTTATGGCTTGGATGATTAGCAACGTAGAAGTTTACCAAGATGATGCCAATGGCAACTATAAGATTCATAAAGGCAAATCTAAAAATAAAGTTGATGGACCTTGTGCATTGGTAAACGCAATTGGTAGAGCATTGGAAGATTGGAAGGAAAACCCATTAATTGAAAACTATGTATTCTAAAATGAGCAAAAAAGACTACTTTAACAAGTATCTAAAAATGATTATTTCACCGCTTAACTCAGAATTAAATGGTGAAGCAATTTGGAATAAATTAGAATCCTATCATTTAACTAAATACGGGGCAAATAGGTATAAATCTTATAGTTCATTTAAGAAAGAAAAGAGTAAATACTACGCTGTAAATAGGTAACTAATTAGGTAACTAAATTCAAAACATTGTGTAAGAATTGAAAATCAAAATACATTTGTTTTGAAAATGGGGATAATACAACGAATATTTGGTGTTGAGCAAAGAGTCGCTCCTAAAACTTATGGTGGCGTTCAAGAAAACACCTATACGCTAAGTTCGGTATCTTCATGGTTTAATAGTTTATTTAACACAAGTGGGCAGAATGTCAACACCGAAACTTCGATGAAGTTGGCGGCTTACTATGCGTGTGTCCGTAATATTTCGGAAGATATTGCTAAAGTTCCATTTGAAACATTTGCCATAGATGCTAATGGTAATAAGACATTTATATTTCACAGAGCATCATCTTTACTAAACAAAATGCCGAGTAATTTATATACTCCATTTACGTTTAGGCAAACAATGACCGAATATGCTTTACGATTTGGAAATGCTTTTGCTTACATTAAAAGAGATTCAGATGGTAAACCAACAGATTTGTATTTAGTTGACCCTACCTATGTAACTGTTCAAGTAGTTGACCAAAGGCTTTACTACATTATAAACGATGTTAAGTCAGGGATAAACGGAACATTTAGCGAAGATGAGATTTTCCATATTAGAGCAATGGGTGATGGTTATGTTGGTAAATCAATTTTACAATATGCCGCAGAATCTATTGGTTCGGGATTAGCAATTCAATCTTATTCATCTTCATTCTTTGGTTCAGGTGCAACAATGACTGGCGTATTAGAAGTCCCTGGAGTTGTTAAAGATGAAAATACTGCACGTTCAATTAAAGAGTCGTTTAATAAATCGTATAAAAGCGAATACGGAACAAATAATGGCGTAGCTTTATTGCATAGTGGCGCAAAGTTTACCAAAATTTCAGCGCAACCAAACGAAGCGCAAATGGTAGAGGCTAAAGAATTTAGTGTTGCAGATGTCGCCAAATGGTTTAGAATGCCGTTAAGTAAATTACAAGCTGGACCAACTGGTTCAAGTAATTTAGAGCAATTAAATATAGAATATGTTACAGATTGTTTGATGCCTTGGTTTGTAAGGTGGGAACAAGAAGTTGAGCGCAAACTATTCCGTTTTGACGAAATGGATAGATTAGATGCTAAATTCAATGTAGCTATGTTAATGCGTGGCGATATGAAGTCAACTGCCGAGTATTTAAAGACATTAAAATATGCTGGTTTTGTAACTTCTAATGATGGTAGAAGGTTTATTGGGCTTAATACCATCAAAGAAGATTTTGCAGACCAAATATACAGCCCTGTAAATATGATTCCAGCAAATAAGGAAGCAGCATTTTGGGATAATAAAGACCAATCACAAGCAAGCACGAAAGGAACAGACTCATGAAAAAAGAAGATATAGAAAAAATCCATCCAAATGCTGAGGCAAGGATGTTTAACCCCGAGTTTAAAGTTGTAGTTGAAAAACGCAGCGAAGGCGAAGGCGAGGATATGTACGAATACGAGTACAAAATGATTGAAGGTGTTGGCGCAGTTATGGGCGTTTTCACTGATATGGGATGGTATAGAGAAAAGATTAATCCAACTGCTTTTGCTGGTTGTGATATGACTAATGTAGTTTCATTATTTAATCATGATTCTAATGAGATTTTAAGCAGAACCACAGGCAAGCAAGACGATTTGACCTTAAGCATTGAAAACAATCAGTTAAAATATAAGTATCAAATCAAAAATGAGTGCGCAGAAAAGGTTGCAGAAAACATTGGACTTGGATTTATTACAGGTTCAAGTTTTATGTTTAGAGTTAAAACTGATAGTTGGTCAACTGGTGCCGATGGCGTAGATGAAAGAGAAATTTTAGAGATTGAAAAGTTATATGAATTAGGACCAGTTACTTTTCCTGCTTACCAAACAACCACAGTTGCAGCAAGGTCAAAAGACATGAGCAAACCAACCGAAGTTAAAAAAGATAAGTATTACTATAAAAAACAATTAAGATTAAAATAAAATGAAAACAGCCCTCCAATTAAGAGAAGAGCGTAAACTTATCAATGATAAGATAGACGCTTTAATGGCGATTGAAAGTCGTTCAGTTGAGCAAGAAAACGAACTTAACGGACATTACGATTCAATCGACAAGTTAACTTTGTCTATTGATAACGCTGAGCGTGAAGAAAAACGCCAAGCTACAATAGCAGCTGCCGCCGCTGGTGCAAGCGCATCAAAAAGCGAAGAAAAAGAAGCCAGAGGTTTCTCATTAGCTAAATTGATTGAAGCCCGTGTAAACAACGTGCCTGTATCAGGTTTAGAAAAAGAGTTAATCGATGAGTCAGCTAAAGAAGCTCGTGCAAACGGATTTGAAGTTAAAGGAACTTACTTAGGTCAAAACGTATTGAATGCTATGGCAGAAAAGCGTATGACTGCTGGTTCAGCTACTGCTGGTGGAAACACCATCCAAACTGACAAAGTAGGATTTTTTGATGCTTTGTATGCTAAAAGAGTTTTAAATTCATTAGGAGTTAAAATGTTAAGCGGTTTATCTAACAATGTAGATTTAACTGGATTTAGCGCAGGTGTTACAAGTGCTTGGGGAACTGAAATTGCTGAGTTAAGTGCTGGTTCACCAGTTACTGCTGCTCGTTCAATGACTCCTAAGCGTTTAGGTTCATTTGTTCCAATGAGTAACCAATTATTGATTCAGAATCCTCAGTTAGAGGCTTTCGTAATCCAATCATTAATGGAGTCAATCTATGTAAACGTAGAAGCTGCTTACATCAATGGTTCAGGCGCTGCTCCATTAGGTTTGTTAGGAACTTCTGGAATCCAAAACGTAGCAATCGGAACAAATGGTGGTGCGCCATCTTATGCTAAGATTCTTGAGTTAGTACAGGCTTTAGGTAGCGCAAATGCTAACGTAGAAGAATTGAAGTTCTTAATCAACCCTAAAGTTGAAGCTAAATTGAAGCAAACTGCAATCGATTCAGGTTCAGGTGCTATGATTATGGCTTATCAGCAATATTTTAGCGGTACTCCAAACGTAATCGATGGTAAAATGACTGCGGTAACTTCAAACGTACCAAGCAATTTATCAAAAGGTTCAACTACTGGTGTATGTTCAGCTATCATTTGTGGTGAATTTGGAAAGTCTACAATCGGTCAATTCGGTGGTATGGATTTAGTTATCGACCCATACACATTGGCTCGTAATGGTCAAACAAGAATAGTTGCTAATACTTATTGGGATTGTGCTTTCGAGCAACCAGCTGTATTTGGTGCTATCTTAGACGCTACCACTACATAATCGTTGTTAGTTGTGTTTTGTTATAGGGGGCAGTTTCGGCTGTCCCCATAACTTATAAAATTATGAAAGTTAAATTTATACAATCGCCAGTTGGTCCATTTGGATTAGGTTATTCAATAGGAGATATAGCTGAGATAAATGATACTTTAGGTGCTACTTTAATAGAACAAAAGTATGCAGTTGAAGTAAAAGAAATTGAAATGGCAACTATTCCACAAATGGAAACGCCAGAAACAAAAAAGAAACGTAAATAAATGGCAAATTATAGACTTGTAACTGCACCAATTACTGAACCTTTGACTTACACAGAGGTAAAGAACTTTTTGCGTCTAAATGATGACAGCGAACAGGCTTTTGTTACAAGTTTAATAACAGTTGCACGCCAATTAGTAGAAGATAGAACTTGGCGACCATTAATCAGTCAGGTTTGGGCAATGCAATTTGATTATGAGGAATTGTCATTAAATATTTACTACATTAATAAGTCGCCACTATTAAGTGTGCAAAGTGTGACTTATTTTGATGAAAACGACACGCTACAAACATTAGCACCAAGTCAATATGAGGTGGATATTTATGGAAGCCCAGCAAGGTTTAGATTAATAAATATTCCCGAAGTTAAAAAGAGAATGAACACGCTGCAAGTAAATTTTACTTGTGGATATACAAACGCAGCATCAGTGCCGCTACCAATAAAGCAAGCAATGTATTTGATTATTGGTCATTTATACGAGAATAGACAAGATGTTGTTACTGGTACTCAAGTACATGAAATTCCAGATAGCAGCAAATACTTATTAGAAGCATATAGAAATAACTTTATTTTTGCCCCACTAATTTAAAAAAAATATTATGTTAAGTTTAATTGGAAAAAAAGTAGTAAACGTAACGCCAAGCGATACGGTATCAATCACAGATGAATTGAACACACCTAACACGGTTGGTTCATTATACATTGGAACGGGTGGAAACGTAGTTGTTTTGCCTTGGTACAATGGCGACACTAATAGCGCACAAACTACTGGCGTTTTAGGTGCAAAAATATTTAGAAATGTGCCAGATGGTACTTTTTTACCTATTGGATGTACTAAGGTATTCGCAACAGGAACAACTGCAAGCAACATACTTGCAATTATAGAATAGTAACAAATTAAAATAATAAATATATGCCAAGTTCAGGACCTATGAATGGAACAGCCGTTGTGCTGAAAATAAACGGTACTACCGTTGCAAAACTAAAGTCAAACACTATGAACTTTAGCCGTGCGTTAATCGATGTTAGTAACAAAGATTCAGGCGGTTGGAAGCAATCAATTTATGGTCAAGGTTCAGGTACTTTTGACTTTGAAGGTGTATTTGATGAAGCTGGAAATTGGGGATTCACCCAAGCATTTGCTGCATTGAGCGCAAAAACTAATTTGACTGCTCGTTGGGCTGCTGCTGCTGGTGACATTTACTACGAAGCTACTTGCCAAATCACATCATTGAGCGAAAGCGCACCAATGGAAGATGCAGTGACCTTTACAGGTTCATTAGAAATGACTGGCGCACCTACAACAGGACTTATTTAATGAGTATTAACTTTGGCAAATACGACCAAAGAGTCGAAATATTGAATTACACTCAGACTCGCTCCAGTGATGGTGGCGAGTTGAGGGTGTATTCTGTACTCTATACGTTATGGGCTAAAGTTACACCAGTTGGCGGGTCAGAAACGCAACAAAGCGAAGAGAAAGTAGCAAACATTATAATTGATGTAGATGTAAGGGCGACAGGTTTAACGCTAAATGAAACAATGCGTATGACTTGGCGTGGTAAAACTTTTAACATCACATCAATTGATGAATTTGGTTCAAGATTAAACGAAGGTTACAAAATAAGAGGAACAGCGAAAGACAATGATTAGTATGAAAATACAAGGGATGGATAAAACCATTCAAATGTTGTCAAGAACTGAATGGCTTAATCCTACCGATATTGATAAGGTTGTAAGAAATGCAGCCCAACCAATGGTAAATGCAATAAAGGCGGGATATGATGCTAATCACACCAAAACAGGCGCATTAAGAGATTCAGTAATGGCTTTTAGGCGTAATAGAAAAAAAGGTGAGCCATTTTTTACTTATTTTGTTGGTCCAAGATATACCGGTGGAAGATATAGTTTATTTTCTTATGGTGGTAATGCTGCTCACTTGTTAGAATTTGGAACAGTTGAAAGGTTTAGAGCTAATACTGCTTTGGGTGGAGTTGGTAAAAAATTAAAAGGCAAATCTACGGGTATAAAAGGCGTTTATGGTGCTAAAATTAAAACAGGCAAGGTAAATCCTTATGGCGTAATTAGAAAAGCCGTAGATTCGACAAAAGAGCAATGCGTTCAAATAATGAGCAGCGGAATAAACGAATTGATTAGAAAACAAGCAAAAGCGGAAGGTTTAGAAGTAGCATGAGCGTAGATAGTATTATATTTGGGATATTAAGCGGCAATAGTGCAGTTACGGGTGTTGTTGGAACTAAAATATATCCAAGTCAAGCACCTCAAACGACTCAATTTCCTTTTGTTGTGTTTGAAACAATTTCAACAATGCCAAACAATACCAAGTCGGGAGTAAGTGAAATGGATAGGTATAGAATCCAAGTTACTACTTTAGCCAAAGAAAACAACCAAGCTAATGATATTGCAGATAAAATAAGAACTGCATTAGATTATTATAAGAGTGGGGATGTTCAGTTAATAAGTTTTCAGTCACAAAATAGTGCATTTGATAACATAAGTGGGCAAGATGGTATATTTTTGAAGTATCAAGATTATTTTTTAACATTAAGTAGATAAAATATGAAAATCACAATTAACAACAACGAGCATGAGTTTAAATTTAGTTTTTTAGCTATCAGAGAACTTGAAAAAGTTACGGGCAAAAAATTAAATGAGGTATTGACAGAAATGGCAGAAATTTCTAACAATGGTTTAGATTTTGGAATTGTATTAGACATTGCGTATTGCGGATTAAAGTTCACAAGCAATCCTAAGACAATTGAAGAGGTTGGCGAGTTGTTAGACAATGGTAACAGAAGTGATTTAGAAGCCATTTTAACGGGTTTTATGGAAGGTATTAACAAATACTTACAAGTAGACCCAAACTTGAACAGCCAAACATCTTAGACTATTGGGAGTGTTTGGCTTTATCGTGGGGTTGGAGTTATGACCGAATTTACACATCAGATTTGCGAGAATTTTCGATGTGTTTTCAAGGTTATAAAATAACAGAATTTGAACGGACTAAAATACTTTACGAAGTTGCGAGATATAACGCTTCAAGAGTTTTAACCGTTCATAAAAAGAAAGGTTCAATTCCTGCGGATTGGTGGAGTTTCAATTGGGACCCAAAACCAAAAACCAAAGAGGATTGGCTAAAAGAAAATAAACAATTTATAGAAACTTGGGATAAGCTAAGCAAGGCAAAATGAGCGAAAAAATAAACGTACTTATTGGGGCAAATATTGAAGGCTTAAAGACCGCTTTAGCTGAATCTGGTAAGAGTTTATCTGACTTTGGAACACTTGCACAACAAGCACCTAAAAGAGCCAAAACTGCCGTTGACGAATTAAATGCAACTTATAGGCAAGCAGTAAAAGATGCTAAAAACTTAGCATTAATGCAAGGCGAAACAAGTGAGGCGTTTTATGAGGCTCAATTAAGGGCTAGAAATTTAAAATCTGAAATTGAAGGTTTAAATCAAGTTGTTGGACAAACAGGTCAAATTGCTGGCGGTAGTGGAGGTATTCAGCAAGCAACAAATAAGTTTAATATGCTTGGTCATTCTGTTAATCAATTAACAAGGGAAATGCCAGCATTTACTCAGTCAATGACTACTGGTTTTATGGCTATATCTAACAACATTCCAATGTTAGTTGACCAAATAACCGAAATTAAAAAAGCAAATGCAGGTTTAGTTGCATCAGGTCAACCAGTAAAATCAGTTTTTTCTCAATTAGGTGCGGCTTTATTTTCTTGGAATACAGCAATAAGTTTAGGTATTACTATTTTAACTGTATATGGAGAAAAATTAGTTAATTTTTTTATAGGCGCAAAAAAGTCTAAAGAAGAATTGCAGCAAATGGCAAATGCTCAGCAATCATTAAATGACAAGATTCGTGAGTATTTAATGACTGACCAAGAAAAAGCATTAGATGCCGAAGCTAAAGCCTATAAAGAAGTTACTGATGGTATTAAAGCAAGAATTAAACAAACC